AAAGCCACCCCCACTTTAGCGAACTAAAGTGCACTTTCCCCAAAAATGAAACGTTTCAAGCTCTCAAATTTGTACACTTTGACGAAAACGATAATTTGATGGGTTTTGCTTTAGTACAGTAAAGTAAATGACTTGACAGGCATGATATAATAAAAATAAAAAGGATTAAATTTAGGGGGTGATCCTATAGCGGCCTTTAACATGAAATGCCCTTTATGTGGTAAATTGTTTTTTGTTGGAGATCGGACTCTGTATGTTTATAAGCATGAGATATACAGACGCGAAAAAGGGAAATATAAAGGGTATCATGGCACTGCGTATTTCTGTTCATGGCACTGTTACAGAAACGCAGAAAAACAAAATTTTGTTTATGAGGAGAGATAAAATGTCACGTTACAGAATGAATATTGTTTGTGATTTTGACACTGATAAACCCGTACAAGATTTTACAACAAAAAATCTTATTAACGGGTGTTGTCCACAGGATTTTGATTTATTTTGTGCTGAGTATTGTGCAAGGGCTGATTGCGTGTCGTGTTGGTTTGATGCGGTTGAAAGGGGTGTAATTAGTGGGAGCAAGTCTGTACACGTCGAGCGGCTGGATTGATGCGGATAAAATAATAGACAGTCCCTATCCTTTTGTCCTTGCCATAGGCGGGCGCGGTATCGGTAAATCCTATGGTGTTATGCTGGGCCTGTATGAGCGCGGAATACCTTATATTTATATGAGACGAACTCAGAGCCAGCTTGACGCGGTTACAATACCAGCTCTAAACCCTTATAACCAGATAAACGCAGACAAGTGTTATAATATAGTAGCGGAAAAGATGGGAAAGTACACGGTCGGATTTTACAACGGGGAAACAGATGAGGAAGGGAAAACCAGAGCGGCGGGAGAGCCGTTTTCAGTTGGCATAGCTCTGTCTACTTTCGCATCTATCCGCGGCATGTCTGCCGAAAGATATGAAGTATTGCTTTTCGATGAGATCATACCAGAGCGGCATGAAAAGCCAATTAAAGAGGAAGAGTTGGCATTTGCTAACGCATTGGAAAGTCTTAACCGTAACCGTGAATTAATGGGGCGTCCACCTCTAAAGGTGATTATGCTTTCCAACAGTAACACTCTAAATTCTAGGATCATTTCTGCTCTAGGCTGTACAGATGAGCTGGAACGCATGACGAAACGCGGAATAGATTATAAGGTAATAAATAATGATATTGCTATATTTCGTTACATGGATAGCCCTATTTCAGCCAAAAAGAAAAACACTGCTCTTTACAGAGTTATCAAAAATACAGACTTTCAAGGCATGGCACTATCTAATGATTTCAGCGCGGCAGACTTTGAATTTGTACAGCAAAAACCGCTAACCGAATATAATATGATAGTTTCTATCGGTAATTGTACTATTTGCAGACATAAGCATAATAGTGAATATTACGTTATTTCAGGAAGTAAAGCGCCAGTTAAATACACAATGTTGCCGATAGAGAGAAAAGCATTTCAGAAGCAGTATTATTATATTTATGGGGCGTTGCTTCGCAAAAAGGTATATTTCCAGAGCGGCACTGTCAAAATAGAATTTGAAAGGGCGTGGCTATAGTGGCGGTATTTACCACAATTAGAGAATCCACTTATACTCAATTAGGTAAACTTGTGACTTCAGGTGAAGTAACTGAGGCGGCCTTACGCAACTATTACAGGACAGAGGTCAAAAAAGCGCGTAATCGTATAAGCAAGCTCAAGAATGAGCGCATTGTGAAGGAGTATGGGAAACAAGATTTGCCCCGGTTTCTTTCAGAGAAGAACTTGACTACAACCGCGGCATTACTTCATGAAATTGCAGACTTAAACAGGTTTCTTAACAAGAAAACAAGCCTTGAGAGCGGTTTAAAAAGACAGAAAGAATCACGTTTAAAGAATCTCCATGAAATGGGCGTTGATATTGACGAAGATAATTACAGTTTATGGGATCAATTCATCAGGTGGTTTAATCTGTCTGAATACTCAAAGAAATTTGAGTATGAAGAGGTTGTAGTTCAAGATGTTTTTGAGGAAGCTGTAAAGAGTGAAAAGTCCACCCCTGCAGAATGGGAAAAACTTTTCAGGAAGTATGCAAAGCATGAAGATAAAAAAAGCCGCAGACGTTCGTATAGGTGACTTGCCTGTCTTTAATATGCTGTATAGTTCCAGTCGTAACCGGGGCGCACACAAGAAGAGATATAATAAAGAAATATGTGCGTTTGATATTGAAACTTCAGTCATTCCGGGTATAAATCAATCTGTTATGTATATATGGCAGTTTGCTATTGAAGACACTGTTTACATAGGAAGAACATGGGACGAATTTAAGCGGTTTATATCTATGCTTAAAGCGGTTACAGGTGGTAGAACAACGGTTGTATTTGTCCACAATTTAAGCTATGAAATACAATTTCTTTCTGGTATCTTCCACTTTGAAAATGATTGCATCTTTCCTACAGAACCACGGCATGTATTACGCGCTAATATTGATAATATAGAGTTTCGGTGTAGTTACCGTTTAACGAATCTTTCTCTTGACGCCTTTACCAGCCGTTACAATGTAGAACACAAGAAACTGCATGACTTTGATTATGATAAGGTTCGCTATCCATGGACTGAAATATCAGATGAAGAACTGTCGTATTGTGTTAATGATGTTCTGGGTTTAGTAGAGGCTGTTCACGCTCTTATGCAGTTAAATGGGGACGATTTATACACCCTTCCTTTAACGTCTACAGGCTTTGTGCGGCGTGAATGCAAAAGAGCCATGCACGCCCAAAAGCCGCAGATATTAAAGGCGTTTCCTGATCCTGAAGTGTTCGCGTTGTTAAGGCGGGAGTTTCGCGGCGGCAATACCCATGCCAACAGATACTATACAGATGAAGTGATAAAAGGTCCTGTTTACAGTATGGATATTTCGTCAAGCTACCCTTCACAGCAATGCACGAAACTTTTCCCCGTAACCAGATTTGAAAAAATAAAGAGTCCTTCATGCGGCATCGTGGATCGTTTGATAGAATGTGGAAACGCTGTATTGTTTGAGGTTGTTCTGTATGATATAGAGTTACGCAACAGGTATATATCTGTCCCATATATCCCCACTGCTAAATGCTCATACTGTTATAACGTGTCTGCCGACAATGGGCGTGTTCTGTCTGCGTCTGAGCTTTGTATCGTTGTAAATGAAATAGACTGGAAGATAATAATTTCGCAGTATTCATTTGATGCCGAGGTAGTACAGGGTTACAGGGCGCGGCTGGGCCATCTTCCGCAAGGTCTGATTGACACTAACATAGAATATTTCAGGAAGAAAACAGAGCTAAAAGGCATTGAGGGTCAGGAGCTTTTCTACCTGAAATCAAAAGAGCTTTTAAACGGGATATATGGTATGAGTGTTCAGAACCCCGCTAAAGGATCAATCTTATTTAATGACTGTCTGTATGAAGATGATACCAGCAAGTCAGAGGCAGAGCTTCTGGAAATAGCAAAAAAGCGGGCGTTCACTTTGTACCAATATGGATGCTGGACAACAGCACATGCAAGGGACGCTTTGCAAGCTGGTATTGACATATGCGGCGATGACTTGATCTATGTAGATACAGATTCTTGTAAATATCTGGGATCGCATGATTTTTCAGCCTATAACGCACAGCGAAAAGAGGCAAGTATAAAATCCGGGTTATATGCCACAGATAAGCATGGTATCACTCACTATGCGGGAATGTATGAAGATGATGGGGTATATACAGCATTTATTACTCAAGGCGCTAAAAAGTATGCATATACAGATAGCAAGGGCCTTCATGTTACTGTTTCGGGTGTAGGAAAGAAAAAAGGCGCAGAGGCTTTGCAGGCGGCGGGGGGACTAGAAGCGTTCCGTGATGGGTTTATCTTCCATAATTGCGGCAAGACGCGCTCTATTTTTAATGACGGGACGTTCGGAGAATATGAAGTTGATGGACATAAAATTTATATTACAAGAAATGTTGTCATTGAAGAACAAGATTACACCTTGAATAAAACGGCATCGTACATGGAACTAGTACAAGAGTGCAAAGCGTCATTTTACAAGATTATGAAAAACTTTGATACTTTTTAAAATTTTGTGCAATTGCCATATTGTGTTTTGTATTAACTTGTGGTAAGATAAAGACACTTCAAGAGATGGGGGATTTAAAAATGAAAATTAAAGAAATTTGCGCAATGGTAGAAACTCATAATAAAGTAGCAGAATATACAGGCGGCCCGAAAGCTGTCGTTTGCTTTACTTCCGGTTTCAGCTATTACTACATAAAGAGTTTTGATGAATTCAAAAGCATGTTGCGCCGCGAATACATCAAAGAATCTGTAAAAGGCATTTTAACAGAAGATTTTGAAATAGGGCACGAAAAGAAAGTTTATTGGGAAGTTCGCAGAAACGGCTATTTCATTTGTTCAGGTTCCACCCCGGTACAGATCGACATTGAAACAGACGATTAAATCCCGCCCACAGCCCCGGAGTCTTCCGGGTTCCGGGGCTGTAAGGGGGACTTAAGCAAGTCCTACTATTATATAAAGGGGACGTTTAAAATGACGTTTCTTAAAACCAACATTGACACCAACAACAAAAAGCAGGTTTACCGCATGACCAAGGGCGACAGCCAGAAGATCGACGGACTCGAAAAGGGCCTTTCCCTTCCTGTCGATAACTTCTGCCTCTACACCGAGGAGAAGGAGCGCAAGAAGCAGGATGGCACTACTGAGACATACGAGCAGACAGTTCTCACCTTCACCAGTGGCCCGCACAAGTTTGGCACGATCTCCGCAACCTTCATCAAGTCCTTTCTTGAGATCGTTGACATTATGGGTAGGGACCCGTTTGCAATCATCATTACAGGCGGCGAGAGCAAGAGCGGCCGCAAGTATGTGAATTGTGAGCTTGATTGTGACTTTGATGCCTGATGGATAAAGCCTACAGTTTTAAAGTTCGGGTTATGCTCCCGGATAAGTCCCAGCGGGACGAAGTACACACGGTAAACGAACAAGACACGCAGTTTGGTGAGGCGTTCGCCTGCGGAAAGACTGTCCGCTATTATGAGAGTCTCAAGGCCAAAAAGGAAATTCTTGATTATCGTCTGTATTACTAAAAGAAAAGAACCCGGATTATTTCCGGGTTCTTTTCTTATTTGACGCCCCATATACGCCACGGGATCATTGATTCATTAGCGGTATTCAGCGCGCCGTCTGAAATATTTTTTGTAATGCAGTCTGTGAACGTTGCGTTTGTGCCAACACACTGTATAGTTCTTCTATAACAGAGCGCGGCAGATGAGGCACTGTCAAAGCCGCCTATAGCCTCAAAAGAGTTGACGCTCCCCGGCATAACGGTAAAGAGTGAGGTTCCGTTATTTGGGTTCGTTACCTGTAACATGAGATAACGGTAATTATAACAGTTTTCACTCAATTCAACTGTCTGACCAGCAAAAGAGGACTCAGGCGCGGCGTTGTTCCATAGAATACCATAGTCCATACCCTTTTCAAAAACGAAAGCTGAAGATAGCATAGAATTTGTTATTGAACCATCTGCAATCTTGTCCCCGTTTACAGAGTCATCTGCTAGCTTTTCTGTGGTCACAGCTTCAGACGCAAGTTTAGCTGTTGTTACAGCGCTTCCAGCTAGTTTAGCTGTTGTGACTGATCCGTCTGCAATAGACGCCTGCGGGATCGCGCCGGGGGCTATTTTAGCGGCTGTAACGGCCCCGTCTGCCAGCTTTGCGGTGGTGATTGATCCATCTGCAACAGATGCCTCTGGAATCGTTCCGGGGGCTATTTTAGCGGCTGTTATTGCTCCATCTGCTATCTTTGCTGTCGTGATCTGACCGTCTATAATCTTAGTTCCATTTATAGAACCGTCTGCAATCTTTGAAGTGATAACAGCGCCGTCTCTGATCTTATTCGATACAACCTCACCGTCTTTAATATTGACACTGTATACGGCATTTTCAGCAAGTCTGGAACTGTCAACGGCTCGAGCCGCTATTTTTACTGTTGTCACAGCTCCCGCTTGAATTGCTGTGGTTCCTACAGAATCAGGACCGACAAGGCCTTCAACTGCCTGCTCTGCAATCTCTTTCGCCTCATTTGCTGTGGTGACTGCCGTTTCCGCATCTGCTAGAGCCTGTTCGCTTTTGTCCAGAACTTCACGCATTCCGGGGACAAGTTCCGCGAACTCTTTCACTTTCGCAAGAATCCAATCAAGATTTAGCTCCTGATAGTTTGAAAACGGAAATTTGAACATGATTACTCCCCTTCTTCAATAGACACTTCAGGTTCTTCAGGTTCCTCAAAAGCGCTGTAAAAAGCGTCTTTTGCCGTGTCAGACAGCCAACCGTATCTTTCCGAGTCCTCAATCAGTGTGATTGCATAATCAAGAGTATATTCTCCATGTCTCACGCAGTTTATAAAGGCATTAATAACGCGGTTCTCTCTTTTAGTCATTGTTATACACTCCTTTAAATTTTAAATATTTTCAAGAATTGTTGCCTGTAATTCTGCAATTTTTCCGTCAATGTATAGTTTGGTGTCTGCTGGGTATTCGACCTCAACGTCACCGGTGTCTGCCAAGACGTTGTTTGTTCCGTACAAGCTGGTCAGGATGCCGCTGATTTCGGATGCGGTGAGTTGGTAGGTGATTGGATTTTTTAGCTTGAAATAGAATGTTACTTCATTTTCTAAGAAATATGCTTTGTATTCTTCCGCTGTAGTATAACCGTTAAATTTGAAAGCAATCCCGTTTCCATAGAGAGGCGAACAACCGATATCAACGTTGTCTAATTGCCCCCATGTGACAGATGGCAGGCGATCACACATTACGCTTTTTTCAGTGAGCTGGTTAGAAGCATCAATCGTGATGGCATCGTCATAAGATATAAATGCTCTGCTTGCACTCATATATATATTCGCGTTACGGTCTGGTGTATAATAGCCCCTATCCACCATCAGCGTCCCCGTCCTGTCAGGGTTGAGGGTGAGCGTTCCACCATAGACTGTGCCAGCGGCAGACGGGAACGTGACGGAGATTTGGTTTCCTTTTGGCTCTTCATATGCGGTAACATCAGAACCCCTCTCAACTTGGATATTGCTTGCGCCTGAGGCGTATCTGCCCACTAAGTATCCCGTTATTGGAGCTGTAACCGTGCCATTTCCTGTTGTGATCCGTGTTCCGTCATATGATACAGATCCAACAGCAGGATAGCTGTTATAGTAAGCATATGTCTGAGGGCCAGTTCTCACACCATCAACTGAACATGTATATGTTTCACCTTTTTTCACAGCAACAATAACAGCATTGTAGGAAGGTTCTGCAACTATTGAACCGCCACCAATAATATTCCAAGGTGCTGTATCGAGTATTAGGTTTTTGGCAGTTCTTGAAATTTCCGCACCCGTGTGACCGCTGATCGGTCTAATATTAGTAGGTGAGGGATCGCCGCTTCCCGCCTGTATGGGTTCGACATTAACAACTAATTTCTGAACCTTCATATTATCCGCGCCGTCATTGAAAGACGCAATAGAACCAGAAGCAGTGTTAATAATAACAGGAGCTTTCTTATCTACCAATGCAGATAGCTCTGTATAATCTGTGGGGATAGAATCAAGAACACTCTGCGCGAGGTTTTCAATCTCTGTTTTCTTGTCTTCAGTTTCCTCTGTAATTAGAGCGGCCTGCTCTGCGCCTATACGTTCAAGCTCTGATCTCTGAGCGTTGAGAGTATCAAGAGCAAGAGCGGCGTTCTGGTCTGCCCTCATAGCAATTCCCTGCGCATCTGTCGCGGTCTGGGCGGCGTTGTTAGCAGTTGTAATAGCCGCTTGTACCCGGTTTTCAAAACTTTGCGAGGCCTGCAGAGCGGCGGCGGCATCATTCTGCGCCTGTGTGATTCTGCCATCAAAATTCTGCGCGGTTGCCTGTGCCTGCTGGGCGGCCTGTGACGCGGCGTCGGCGGCTGTCTGTGCCTGCTGGGCTTCCTGTCGCGCATATCCCGCGATAGACTGAGCCTGTATAGCATTTTCCTGTGCGGCGTTCGCGGTTGCCTGCGCAGTCTGCGCAACGGTAGATGCGGCGGCGGCTGTCTGCGCGGCATTCTGCGATGTTTCTGCCACTGTAGGTAGTTCCGTTTCTACTGCCGTCAATCTTTCGTCATAGTTTTCAATAACGGCAACATTCTCAGCGCTTTGCGTGAACAGTTGTTTTAACTGTTCCAGAACCCAAGTAAGGTTCAATTCATGGTAGTTCGTGAAAGGAAATTTAAAAGACATAATTTCACCCCTCAATACATAAGTAAACAAAACCGATTACGGAAATCTTTTGTAATAACGTCGTACATATTGACACGAGGCGCGAGGTCAAGCTCTGCCGTTAGCATCTGTTGTGATGTCGTGACGCCTATATTGCCGTGTGTTCTGCCGTTGTGGGTTGCATTCCTGTTGCCGTTTTCACTTCCATTAACACTGGTGCTGGTGGTAGTAGTGTCCGCGCTCTGATCCGTGTCTGAGGATTGCAAAACCTGTCCCCCGCTGTCATAACCATTATAACCATTTACAAAATGATTCTGACTTCCGTTTCGGTCAATTCTGCTATTACCAGTTGAAGATGTATTAGCATTTCTGCCGTTTGTCTCTGCGTCTGTCCATTCTTCTATGCGGTCATAGTTTTCAAGAGGGTTATATTCAAGGTCTATAGCGTTTTTCATACGCTCCCAAATAGGCATTTGTTTTGCGCTCCAAATAGCGATTGCCTGAGAAAAGAAAGTATAATCAGCATAGAGAACTTCAAGCTCTGCACACTCTACTACAATATTATTTTGTAGTAACTCCAAATCAATTCCTTCTGGAACTGTCAGATTGTCTAGCAGATCGGGGTGAATTTCCAGAATCCCCAGTATTGACAATGTTCCTTTCATTTGGGTTATGTCTCCATTCTACAGAAATTTTAGTATTAAACATTGTATTTACGCGGTCTACACAATCTTTAATGCGTTCAAGCCACAGTTCTGCGCGCAAGGCTGTTTCGGTATTGTTGCTGTTTACCTCGTCTGTAATCATGCGCTCACGCTTTTCCGTGTTGCTGTTCGGGATTCCCAAGTCTGTACAGAATTCATTTTCTAGCTTTCGAAGATCAATAAGAAGGTCGTCGACAATATAATTCTGACCAAGATTATCATTGAACCACTCCCAGTTCAATTTCCCCTCATCATTGAGCAAGTCAGAATCCAGAACAACACATGGATTCCCGCTAGAAACTCTGTCAAAAAGTTTCTTTAAAGTTTCGGCGGCGGCTTTGTTCGAGGTGAAAAACAGTTTAGAGGATTTAACGTTAATCGCGTTCATGTCTACAGCTTCCGCAAGAAGGGCCATTTTTCCAGCATAATAGCAGATCATGTCCCAAATTCCGGTGTAATTCCCCTGTAATTTGATGAGTTCACACTCCTCATGTATTACAAGCTCTCCTGTTCCAAGAAGGGGGTTACTGTAGACAAATTTTGATGGGGCGTAAAAGATATTATAACCGTTAAGCGTTCCCCATTGCGGTACTACTCCATATTTAGCGCCGCTGTTGAACACACCCACAAAACCATTTACATACAGACTGTAAAGAAAATAGTCTTTATCCCATGTTTTAGGAAGTTCCCACTTGAAAACGGCAATAGCCTTTTCAAGTAGATATTTTGCAAAATAGGCGGCTGTAGCGTTTTTCATAACGTTAACAGCGCCGGGAACAACAGCAGACCCTATAATATTTGCTGTCTGGTAATAATCAAACATTGTTTATTCCGTTCCTTTCTTTCATCTTGAACAGAAGCCAAATAGGAATTTTCCCCGGTTGCGGCGTGGGAGGCTCCCCCTGTAAAGTATCATACCAATACTGAGCGGCTGTCACTCTGGAATTACTCCACGTGCCGCGCTCATAGTTATGAAACCATGCACGAGTTAACCATTCCATTGTATGCTGATCCAAAGTTGCGGCCTTGAAATTGGTATATGAAATCTGATAGTTATAATTCGGGTTCGGGAAATACTGACCAGATGAAACAGCGGTATCATCTAGAAAATTAAGTTGCGCGGTTCCTTCTGTGGCGCTTCCTGTCCTGTCTGAGTAGTTCGGACCGTAACCGCTATAATTAGCGCCGCCGTCTATGTATTTAGATGCGGGGTCCCACTGGACAAGTCCATATGCATGTGCGTTCTGATAACTGATTCTGGGATCGCCTACAGGTAAAACAACATCACTTTGCCATCTCCAAGGGTTATAGCCGCTCTCATGCTCCACATTGCCCCAGACCGCACAAAAGGCCGCCAGCGTGAACCCGCGAGCAGATAGGATGCTGTACCCCATACGCGCATTATCTAACGCTTCCGCGCTGGTTCGGTCATATGCACCCGTTCTTTTTGTATGCCATGGCATGTAAAATCACCTCATTCAATAAAGACGCCGCCCTCAAGATAGGCTTTAATTGTTTGCTTTTCCCTGTCATTAGCGTTGCACACAATGTCACCATCTTTGCAGATGATAAAACCTCTGAGGGATGAAATCTGCCGCAACTGCATAAGAGGCCGCCCCGTATGAACTAAGTCCTCAGAGGCAAGAGGCAAAAAGCGCCCCGATAAAGTAAGCGTTTGCTTTGAAAACAGGCCCGCCGCTCCCTGCATACCCTGAATTTCTGCCGTAGTAGTGGCGGCTATTGCAGTATTAAGAATGTCGGATGCTACTTGTGTAATACCACCGGATTGATCCACACTCTCTTTAATATCAGAAGTAACGCTTTTTATACTGTCGCGGACATAACCGAAAAATCCTTTAAAGCCGCTATAATTTGACGGATCAGGCCTCTCTCTCTGCACTTTTGAAATAGCGCCTACAGCTTCCGCGCCAGCCGCAACAATGGACTGTTTACCCGTGACAATGCTAGAATAATTTGTCTGAAGGCTAGCTGTAGGAATCGGCACGCCGACCTGACTTTCTATAGTTCGGAAAGGATTATTAAACCCGTTAACACATAGATTTAAAACCCCCTTACCTGTGCACAAGTCAAGATCAGCATACAAGTCTAAGGTGTTCCAGCCTGCTATTGCCTCAGAGTCTATATTGATAGTCCCAAATGGATAAAATCTCAATGTATATATGCTGTAGGGGGACAAGTTCAGATAAGCGCCTCTAGCGCCGGCAGACGGGTGGCGGGGAATGGGAATTTGAAAAATTTGTCTGACTGACATAGTAGTATTTACAATCCGAGCGCCAGCCGAAACACGCACACTCCACCAGCCAAATTTAATGTCTTGTGTAGCTTCCCCGGATAAGTCAATAATTTGCTGGACGCTGATAGGAAGGTACATACAGGAAACAACGTATTGAAACGGGTTTACAAGAGCTTTCTGTAAATTCTCTGATATTTCAGTAACATCAATATTCAGCCAGCCAGAAGAATAGTTGTACAGAGCCGCACAAAACTGCCTGAAACCTATTCGGTTAAAAGCGTAATATGTGACAGCTCCATTATTGCTTTCATTATTGATAACACCCGCAATGTATACACCCTCTGCATATCCATAAGGATTTTCATAAGCATTAGACTTGTATGTAGGGCTGTCTGCCGTTGTTGGATATTTACTGTCACCTATATTCCCATTATAAAGCAGATTACCGCTACTGTCGAAAGTAGAGCGCATAATATACAAGGTGCTGTTAAATATATCATTCCTGAATGAAGCAAGAACGTCCTCTTTGCACTGGGCACACCAGAGACCGTTGCTCCACACCCAATCAACAATATGATAGAATCTACCCCAGACACCAATATAGCAATAATTATAAACCCATACATTTTTATGAGATGCGTCTATAGCCTGAGGGTTGATAACTAAAACAGGATTTACAACAGAACATGCTGAATTTAATTCACAGCTTAAACGCAGACCGGCCTCTGCTATACTATAACTTTTGGTAGAGTTGTCGCGCTTATTAGCTCTGAAAAAATGTACATCAAACATATATAATCACCTATTGAAAAAGGCCCCGGATGCGCTGTTATTTTCGCAGAGCCGGGACCGAAATGGGGGACAACGAATTTAGTCGAGGAGCAGAACAACGGCCTTTTCGGTATTGTCCAGCATAGACTTGAACGTGCTGTGGTGGGCTTCGTTCCAATAGCCGCCGTCAATGTTCAACGGGGTAGTTGCGGCCCAGTTGTTGACATCAGTAAAGCCGAGAGCATCCTTGTCGTGGATGAGGCCAAAAATTTTGTCCTGAGTCTGTGCCGCGCCGGTGGTCAGAGCGCCGGCACTGGAAGTATAGACAGGAACCACGTTAATAGAGTCAGGAGCGTCAATGCTCTGCCAGAAGTCCACGGCCTCAACTTCCGCGCCCTTGAGATAGTCATCGTTGAAGGTGGTAGACAGGACCATAGACTTCATCTGCTCCATAACAGGGGCATAGATAGCGACACGCAGACGGTTTGCAGGAGTGTGACGCAGGATCGTTTTTCCGGTAATCTGCGTCTGATACAGAGCAGAGCGGCGGGCGAACATGCGAGCCAAAACTTTAATCCTAGCATATGCCCAGCGCATAAAGGGCGCGAAGTTGTCAGGCTGGTAGACTGTTTCGTCCGTGAGAGTCAGGCCTGTTGCGGTATTGTATTCACTGAGCAGATGGATAACACGCTCTGTCTTGTTCTCTGCCAGAATAGCGCCGATAAAGACAGCCTGAAGGCCTCTTGCGAGACTTTCTTTGTAGGTTTCACGGTCATTCTTCCGCTCTGCCGCCAGCATTGCCATAAAGCGCCCGAACTCATCAGGGCCAGTGAATGCAACATCAAACTGATCCTTGAAGATAGTATAGCGCTGTGCATAGGTGGCAGACCCGTAGAAGTTCGTCTGTAGCACGTTCTGTTTGCTGATCCGGTAGTGATCCACGCTCTGACCGTTTCCGAGAGGATTAGTTGCCTGAGAGGCGTCATAGGCAACCGGCCACTGGAATTCCTGATTATTAATAGCTTCCATAGCTACAGGAGACAGTTTCCGCACGGCATTACCCCAGCGGGGAGCATCCATGTACAGGGAATTGAGAGGCGCGTTATAATCACGATATGAAAAGATGGAGCGACTGAATACCTGAGAGATGGCATTCAGAATGGGATCATACCCAGTTTTGAGAAGGGTCTGCGCGACTGCCGCAAAATCGGCGGCATTGGTGATGACGGTCTGGGCCTTCTGCCCTGTCATCTGCTCAGAAATGTTATTGATGATTGTAGATACCTGAGAAATGTCGAAATTGTTCATTGATATTCTCCTTTACACCTGATTAATAAGATCATTCATTGTCTGTGGCTTTGCTTCCGGCTGGGTGTCCTCGTGGATGTTTCGCGCCTGAATAGCGGCTGTAAGACCTTTGATAGCCTCAAGAACTGGATCGGGTTCGGGCGCGGGTGCGGGTTCGGGCGCGGGTGCGGGTTCGGGCGCGGGAGTCTCTTTTTCCTCTTTTGCCAGAGCGTCAATCTCTGCACGAGTATACCCGCATTTGTGTAGATTGATCCTTTCTGAAATGGTCATTGTTTTATATCCCCCTATACAATTATATTAATTATGATACCCTCATTCTTCTGAGGGTCATAATCAATTTCTAACGGTTTATTTTTCGGTTCCTCTTCTGGTATGGGATCACCATACACAAGAGCGTTTACAATGCTCTGAACTTTATCGTAATTGTACCCCGCTTTTGTAAGACGTTCGCGGCGTTCTGATCCGTTACCCCATTTACCGTCTAGAACCTCTCTAGCTATGACCTGATTTGGTTTAAGTTCCATATTATCACCTATTATAATATAAAGGGCGTTTATGATGCGGACAACATCACGCGCGGGGTTCCGCCCCTGTCCTGTGCGCCGCCCTTTATATTTAATGTTTTGCGAGGGTGTCAGACAAATGCTGAATAGCAAGCGTATTGTTATTCAGGGCCTCATTCATTTTACTCATTTCCTCTGCGTGTCTTACACTCTCTTTTTCTTTGCTGTAAAAAAGATAGCAACACACCGCGATAGGAAAACCAACTTGACCGATAAACTGTGCGATTGTCTGAAAGTCCACAACCTCACCCCCTCAATTTTATTATATAAAAAATATTTTCAATGTCAACAATAATTTTGCCTCAAAAAGTTACTTTAACGCTTTACTGTACTAAAGCAAAACCCATCAAATTATCGTTTTCGTCAAAGTGTACAAATTTGAGAGCTTGAAACGTTTCATTTTTGGGGAAAGTGCACTTTAGTTCGCTAAAGTGGGGGTGGCTTT